CTGCTGGGGGTTCTGGCGGAAATGGTGGTGGGGGAGATGGCAAAACAACAGGACCGCCGAAAACTGGTGATCCGGGTACGGATGGTTTAGGTGGTGGCGGAGGCTCTGGTAATGATGATTCTGGAGCAGATGGTGGTGATGGAACTGTAATTATCAGATATGACAGGGCGGAATTTACAGATCAGGGCGCAAATATGACCTTGGTATCAACAACAACAGCCGCACAAGCCGCACCAACTAAAGGCGATATAGTCCTTACTTATACTAACGGTGCTGGATCGACTACTCTAGGGACTGACTTAACCGCAGAAATCTCAGCGGATGGTGGAAGCACATGGACTGCTATGACTCTAGGCTCGGAAGGTAGTACAGGGTCACATAATATAGCAACCGCACATGATGTGACCATATCAAGCACAATCACAGCACCTTATAACATGGCGTATAGAATAAAGACGCTTAACCAAAGTGCATCAAAAACTACACGAATACAAGCAGTATCATTAGGCTGGAGTTAAACTATGGCATTAGAAAGCGCAACATATATTAACCAACTGGTAGACACAAACCCTGCCGGGTCAGATGTTATCTCTCAGGGAGATGACCATATCAGGCTTATAAAGAAAGTAGTGCAGGATAGTCTGCCGGATGTAGATCAGGTTGCTACGACCATAATCACAAAAGCTACGGCCCCCACTACTCAGATAAAAGGTACGATCTGGTACGATACCTCTGCTAATACATTAAAGATAAACACAGCCTCAACCTCGTCTACCCCTGTTTGGGTAGAGATAAACACTGGCGCGCCTTGGGCGGCAGGGGTCTTTGGCGGTTCTGCTGTTGGATACAGGTCATTCTCGGTAACCAAGGGCGGAACAAATCAAACTGGCGTAGCTACTGGAACCCAAACTAAGGTTACTTGGCCCACAGAAGAATGGGATACTGGCGGTGTATTTGCCTCAGATAAATTTACTTGTGATCTGGCTGGCAAGTATCATTTTTACTTTGCCTTGAAACTTACAGGTAATGTACTATACGATAATGCCGTTAGTCTTTACAAGAACGGTAGCACCGTTAGATATGCCAACTATTTTATTGCCTATGATTCCGGGGCTAACACTGGCGTTCCTACCATGCAGATGGAAGCTAACTTAGACCTGTCAGTATCTGATTATATAGAAGTGTACGTACATCAGGAAAGTGGTGGCGATCAAACTGTGGATGGTTCAACTACGGCTACTTGGTTTAGTGGATACAGAATAGAATAATGCCTATAGTACCTATAACAGATGTGGGTAGAGTGGGCATTATAGAGGATATACCACCCTACAATCTCCCTCCTAACGCATGGTCTGGTGGAAACAATATAAGGTTTTTGGATAATGGAGTAAAGAAGGTAGCTGGATACGAAGAGGTTATGGCTACTTGTCCATTTGCACCTTACTATCTCCATCCATATCTTTCTGCTGGAGGAACTTATTATTGGTTAGCTTATGGCACTGCTGCTATAGCTGTATGGGATGGTTCCGCTTGGACTGACCTAACTAGACAAACAGCCATGACATTAAATGGTGCTGTATCTGCTTCTGGGGGGTCGATTACAGTCAATACTGGAGCAGCTTTAACAGCTTTGCTTCCATCGGCTTCTGGAAAGTTAGCAATTGGTAACCAAGAAACGCTACCAAATACAAACTATTACGAGGTGGTTACTTACTCATCCTTTAATACTGGTACAGGAGTAATTACTTTGTCAGGAACTCTCGCGTATGACCATACCACTGGCGCTGTAGTTACACCCTTTGATGGGGCAACTACTACTGATAATGCTTACGGTGCTAACACAACCGATAGAAAATGGACTACTACCAACCTTAATGGTATTATCGTAGCTACAGATGGATTTGATACCCCTCAGATGTGGCCTATATCGGGTGGCATACCTTCTAAAACAATTCCATTTATGGAGTTGCGTAATTGGCCTAGCGGAAATAAGTGTAAGTCTATAAGATCATTTAGAACTTTTCTTGTTGGCCTTAATTGGGAACGAACTGAGAATGAGCCAAGGTTAGTCAAGTGGTCTACTGAGGCAGCTTACGGATCACCGCCTACTTCATGGGATGCTTTAGATGCTACCTTAGATGCTGGTGAATACCAACTAGCTGATACTCCGGGCGATATTATAGATGGTTTACCTTTAGGTGATTCATTTCTTATTTATAAAAATGATTCAATCTATATTATGAACTATATAGGAACACCCTATATATTTTCTTTTAAACTTTTATCTCCAACTATAGGGGCTTTATCTAAGAACTCTATCAAAGAGTTTGAAGGTGGTCATTTCTTTATAGGGAACTCTGATTTTTATGTTTGTAATGGTCAGAAAGTGGCTCCTTTACTACCAGAAAGATTAAGGCGTACTGTATTTGATGAACTTAATGGCGATAATTACGAGAAGTGTTTTGTAGCAGCCGACTATGTTAAAAACGAAATGATAGCTGGTTACCCGTCTGGGAGTTCTACAGTAGTTAATAAAGCTGTTCTTTGGAATTGGAAGACAGATACATTTAGTATAAGAGACTTGCCTGATACATCTTATATAAATGCTGGTATAATTGAGATCACGGCTGGAACTATTTGGAACACTGTTTCAGGCACATGGAACACAGGTTCCGGTGCGTGGGGTTCAACTAACTATGATAATGTAGCGGAGAACCTAGTATTTGCAGATGTTACTAATACTAAAATTTATAGGGATAACAAGGGTAATACTAAAGACGGTACGAATATGAACTCTTATATAGAGCGTACTGGATACGACCTAAATGATTCATCTAGTGTAAAATTTGTATCTGCTGTTTATCCTGAGATAGAAGTATCCGGGAATAACTCTATTAATGTTTACATAGGTCATCAGATGTCTACTGAAGATGCTATTACATGGGAGGGACCAGTTCTATTTAACCCTAATTCTCAGTCTAAGGTTTCTTGTAGGATTAGTGGAAAATATTTTGGAGTAAAGTTTGAATCTACTGGAGACTTTGATTGGAAGCTGCATGGTCTAGCTTTTAATGTGCATCCTAGAGGTAGTCGTGGCAGTAGGATGTACTAATGGCTATTGCTGAATCTAAAAAAATAAAGAGTGTAAACAGGTGGTCACCTAACCCAGCCCCTGTTTCTGCCGAACAACTACCTGATTACTTATTTAATGAGTTAAACAGATTAGGAGATATATTATTTAATATAGATATGCTTCAACTATCTCAAACAAATGTAGAACCCGGAACCGAACTTAGAAGAACAAAGCCAAGGGATGGTGACGTACGTTATGCTGATGGAACTAACTGGAACCCCAGCGGAGGGGAGGGAATTTACGCTTATTACAATGCAACATGGAATAAACTATGATGAAAAATTTAAAGGTAGGTAACTAGCATGGCTTGGGGCGATGATTTTGGTGGTTTTGCAGCAGCGGTAGATGCTGCTGCTGCGCGAGAAGAAGCTGAGATGGCTGCTATGGCTGAGGCTGAAATGGCTGAAGAAGCTGAAATGAATGCTGAACTCGGTGGTATTGCTAGTGGTCGTAACTTTTCTGGTGATCTTGTAGGTAGAAGTTCTGGCCCTGCTCCGGGTGGTATTGGTAGTGGTCGTAGCTTTCCGGGCGATCCTGTAGGCAGGGTAGCTGGGACAGGCTTAGGTGGTGGTGCTAGTAGACCCGGCTTTGATTTCAATGATGATGCTTACGGAGGTAGTGGTCTTCTTGGTTATGACTATAACGACGATATGTTGGATGATGAGTCGTCTGGTCTTCTTGACGTTGGTAACCGGTCTGGTTTTACTGGTGGTGGAATGATGGATTATTCCGACATGACGGGTTTAACAGAAGATGATCTTGACCAAGCATGGGGTAGAAACTCAACTAGGGTTTACGATAGAGGGGGTTATAACTATAGTGGTGACATGAACCTAGCTATGGCCCACGCTTATGACCAAAGATTCTCTGATCCGAATCATGCTTGGAATACGCTAACAGAAAATGAGAAACGAAGGGTTGTTTCTAGAGAACAGGCTGGCCCATCTAAAATTGCTGACATATTTAACCTAAGTCTTGATAGCAGGTTGAATAATCTAATTAATTCAGAGTTAGGTCTTAGAGACCCTGATGATGATAGAGATGATTCAGCATCTGAATATGCTTGTACAGCAGCAGGTGGCACATGGGATGGGGGTAGTTGTGTGATGCCATCAGATGATGATGACGATGATGATAATGGTGATATTGACTACGGTAAGTTTGGTAAACCTGATCCCTTTGCTAGTATAAATAGAGAGAGACAGATGTGGTATCATCCCATGATGGGTGGTACAGGACATGGGAATGTCTATGATCCTTACTCAGGTGTACGTCCTGAATGGATAAGTGAGAGTATATGGGATTATAAACCACCTAGAGGAGGGGCTGAGTTTAGGAACTGGGCTTCTGACCTAAGGAAATGGGCGAAGAGTGGAGATTAAATTATGACCTATCAAACAGCAACGTCACAACAAGGACCATGGCTACCACAACAAGACCATATAAAGTATGGTTGGGGTGCAGCTAAAAATCTATTTGATGTAGGGATGCCCGGTTATTATCCGGGCGCTACGGTAGCTGGCTTTGATCCTTCTCAAACTTGGGCGCAGCAGGAAAGTTTAAAGTATCTTGGTGGCCCGGGTGTACAGGGAATGATGGCTGGAGCGCAAGATGCTCTTGGTAGATCATTGGGAGGATATACTGGATTCTCACCTCAACAGCAATCAGACTTACTAGCTGGTAATGTAAATACTGGTGCAGGTTCTCCATTCGGTCAGATGAC